GGGATGTATATAAGACTATCTAGTAATTCTTTAGCACTTCTGGCTTCTTTCATTTAGATTCTCCTAGGAGTTTCTTAGCTTCTGCTTTACATGCGTCACATGTACAGTCTTCACAAGTACATTCCTTACACTTACAGCCTTCCTTCTTAGACCTCATCTTATTAAGCTCCTTGTTTACCAAATGGAACACACCCTAAGTTGATCTCAGGGGGTACAGGTTGACCGTCTTCATCAGCCTGTTTAAAGATACTTTTCATTCTCTTGATGCAGTCTTGTTCACTCTGAAACGTGTCACCGATACGAGAGTCAACAACAGATACAGGATCACCTCCTAAGTGAATTATCATTAATAACCAAATCATATCATCTTACTTGATTCCAAACCATTGGTTCAGGATCTTGTCCTTTCGTCTGTGCCATAAAGTTATTAATTCCATCTAAGAACTCTTCTTGTTGTCTATCTACATAGGCTTGATCTTCATCAGCAGCCATTTGTTCCCACCAATACTTGACACCCATAGCCAGTACATCTATTCTATCATCATATTGTAGGCTACCACGGTCTCTTGTAAGTCGAGTCATCTGATAAAACAGTTGTCTCCTTGGTTCTTCCTTGGAACCTTCATAGTCTCTATCTACTTCAGATCTATCGAAGATGAGTCTATGTTGGTTCATTACAGGCTCTAATGAGTCTATAATCCTGGCTTCCTTCTGGGTACTATGCTTTACTTCTTCTACATTACATCGGTGGTAATTGAATAATACTGGTTTAAAGATCTCAGTATACATACCATCACCAAAGTTAGCTTCTATCTCTACTGTATTTACTTTGTGTTTCTGAGCTATCTTAGCTAGTTTCATGAGTGTTGATTTATCATATCCACCTTTAAGACCACCTATTTCAAGTACAAATATCTTACCATTGAGTATCTTAGTTACACAGTAACCAGTTTCATCCTGACCTCTACCTGATGGATCTATGTGCATAGCAGACCCTGTGTATGTAAAGTAATCCTGTGATACATTCATAGCCCTATAGAAGTAGTCTCCAGTGAGACCCACAGCAGGTAGATCTAGTAGATCATCCTTACCATATAGGACTTGTCCTGGTCCACTCTCAGTACTCAAGGGTATTACTATGAGATCAGCTAATTTAAGTGGGTATCTCTGGTCATCTTCACCAGAAGTATCCAACATGAACTGCAGGGAGAACCCTGAGTTACCATATGAAGCTCTACGTTCTTCTAAGTCTAAACTATCAAACCTAAGTGGATCTGTAGGAGCACCCACAGGCAGCTCCAGATTGTTTATAAAGGGAGCTAATCTATGTGCGTAGAACTCCTTAAGCTTTGCATTAGGCATCAATGCAGGCCAAATGCGGCACTGATAGCCCCTATCCTGTAGGTTAGAGTAGAGACTTTCCTCTACTTGGGGTGTCCCAAGGTAGACTATACGTCCAACCTTAGGCATAACTACCGCATCAAACTCTTTTACTACCTCTCCTAGCTTGTCTCGCATGATCTGAGTAAGGGCATTAGAGAGTACTTCAACGTCATCCGCTATTATAGTGTGTGCTCTACTACCGACAATCTGCCCAGTAATACCAACAGACTTGACAGAAGGAGCGTGGGCAGCACGAGAAGGAGCAACGTCAAAGGCCACATTGGAGTTACGCTGGTCCTCTCGTGCACGTAAGTGCTGGAGGATTGGCATTTCGTGGATAATTCTTTTGGTGAATGTACTAAAGTCATCGGACCTCTGTTTGGATGCTGAGATTACTAAAAATTTATCTTGTGGATCTACTAGTAGCTTCCATACGACATATGCAGAGGTAATCCAACTCTTACCCACACCTCGGAAGGCTTGGATAATTAGTCTCTTAGGACCATGTTGGAGGTACTCTGCTATGTCATATTGGATTGGAGTGGGAGGAGGGAGAGCAAGGTGCTTCCATGCAATATATAGGAAGTTCCTAAAGTCCCTCTTAATTGGGTCTTGTTGTGTGTTCATACATTAATTTGTCCTCATTTCTTTATCTGTTTTTTGCACCTATAGAAAGTCCACTTCTAAGTTTATTTTTAACTTTATTAAGTTTACGTCCCATAAGTGTTTTTCTAGTATGGTGCTGTTCAGCAAAAGCTTTCCCACTTTGAGTTCCACCTCTATGATCTTTAAGTGATTTTTCTGCGTCTTTTAAATACTTTTTGTGTGCTTCGATTTCAGCAGCTTGAAACTTTTTACCAGCTTCTTTCTGTTTAGGGGTTTTCATATCTGAAGCGGTTTTTAGTTTTTTAGCAGTTAAGGCTAATACTTTTTTTGATTTCAACTTTTCTTTCTTCATCACTTGTTTTATAGGTTTATTTTTCCTTACAGTTGATCCTGTATTACTTTTCCGATTTTTATCAACTCCCATTAGTTTGTCCTCATTTCTTTAGGTGTTTCATCAAAAGGTAAATCCTCTGTTATTGCAGTTATATCTTCATTAGCAGCACCCATACACTCAATGTTGTTGTCTCGTAAGAATTGACGAGCCACGTTAAGTACGGATGCTGGAGCAGATATTGTTTCAAGCTTTCCATCTTTATTCTCCACTTTAGTTCCATTCTTGATCTGATCAGCAAGAGCTTTCGCTATGATGCCATGCAGCTTACCGAGTTCATTAACGGTTGCATTACTCATTTCTTACATACCTCTTTAAATAGATCATTGTTTCTAGCCACCTTAGCCACATCTTTAATTACATGGGCAGGAGGCTTTGCACTCTTGAGCCACTCTTTAGTGGTGGGACTAAACTTTACTTCTTCATACCATAAGCACTCTTTCGAGTAGTATGAATCAGCATTGTAAAGTCCCATCCCAAAGTTAGTAGCAGGAGCAATCAATTCAGGGAGTACACTACACCCCGTCAAGAACATCAGGGAGTTTAACACGATCCCTAACTTCAGCTTTTGCTTTATCGAGTTCATCTTCTACTTCTCTTAATGCAGCCATCCCTTTTGGATGGTTGACGTTATTAAAGATGTTACCAGCCAGCCAATTAAAGATAGGCCATAGCTTACCTAAGACAGGGATTTTATTAACAAACCTGTCAGGCATTGCTCCTGTTAAAGCCGTAAACATCAACACAATCTCTCCTGCAATCTGGAACCAACTCTGGTTCATAAACATTTCCATCAATTTTCTCCTTTAGTTAGGTGTACATACATAGTAACCAAGACACCATCCTACAACCAGCATTAACGCCATTGTCCACGGATATCTATTTATTACGTCCATTATTTACAGTTCCTATCCATTATTGATACATTAGTAACTAGAGCTATTGGGATAGCCCCATATCCTTTATAGACATTCTTAAAAGGTACTTCTCTATTGTAGCCTATGATCATGTGGTCATCTTTGATTTCCACAAAGAATCCTGAGGTCTCATATACCTGTTTAACTAGTGTGATGTCTGTAATGTCTAGCTCTTCTGAGCTATCATAAGCATCTATCCACTCTACTATTACTAGTCTATCTTTAGCTTCCTTTATGACTTCCTTGGTAATCCTATCCACCTATTTCTCCCGATTCTTATTAGCTAATAAGTGTTGAAGTATTATGTTCACATCATGTCTGATGGGACTTAATTGGTTCTCTAGGTACTGCCTATCTACTTGTTTAGATTCGAGCTTATCGAGACGCTCATGGGCCACATCAATAGATTTAAACATACGTTTAAATACCCATAAGCATATCCCAAGTGCTCCACTAGATACAGCAATAACTACCTCATTAATTTTATCCACTTACTTCCCTTTTTTAGGAGTATTAAAGTCATCACCACTAACTATTCGTATGTCTGTTACCTTGTCTTCTTTAGATCTCTCAAGCTCATTAGCTCGAATATGAAGACCAGCTATATCAGACTTATACTCTTGTCGTGGTACTGTAGTATGCTGTAACTCATCTATTCTACGGTCTACCTCATGTATCAATCCTGCGTGTCTTCCCACAGTGGAGCTGTCAGCCTTCTCCTTTTCCAATGCGTCAACCTTAGCTGTTATTCTATTTATAAAGAACCACCCTATGGCTACAAATAAGGCCCATGCACTCTCTAGTATTTTCTCCATTTATCCCGTCACTTCAACCCAGTTAACTATATCTTCATCCCAAATATATATTTTATCATCATCGTGATGACCGACTGGGGCGTCCCATTGGCAAGTCGATTCGACTAGAGTCCAGCTTGGGTAAGGCTTTGGTGCTATAAAGGCATCTCTAGTTGAGTCGTAAGTATAGCCTGTGCCAGCATAGTTATATCTTAAAGCTATACCTGAATCCTCCACTCTTTCTTGGTCATAATGTTTTCCCCCAAATGTGTTGTAAGACGTTTGAACCCAAGTTTCAGGGTTGCCCCATTTGCCCGTATCTACATTCTCCTGAGAAATAGCTATAACTCGTATCACAATATTATTTTCATCAATCTCTGCAAAATATGACATTTTTCCCTCCCTTCGCTTGAATAGATACTTATCACTGGAATAGATACTTAATTATTACAACTCCTTTTCCACCGGCTCCACCTGTTCCTTTGCACGTTGCTGCATTTCGTCCGCCTCCCCCTCCACCTGAGCCAGTATTTATTCCCCCCGCTGTTCCAGTTGTGCCATTATTTTTACCTGCCCCTCCACCTCCCGTTCCACCAAGACCTGCTGTCC